GTGGCAGCACAACGTAAAGTACTATCAGTTAACGGAACAGCAGAACCGGATTGGAAAATTATCCAGCCCGGCATGAAGCCTGTACGTATCAACGGCATCGAACGTGACTACAAGCAGTTGCTTTGGGGCGCAGACACGTTCGTACACTACGATGTAGACGACAAGAAGCGACTAGCAATCTTCTTTAAGTACTGCGAAAAGAATTTTGATAAGCGCAAGGCGGCTTTGCTCAAAAAGCTACCCGACTATACATTCACCACTGTTTCTAAGTACGTTTACTTAATTGAACGTGGTGTTGGACTGGAAGAAGATCGCCTCAACTACATTAAGACAAAGATTGAGGAGTTCATGGTGCAGGCAGAAGCCTTTACCAAGCAAGAAGCAAAGTCAAAAACAGATGAGGTCAAAAAAGCCCCAGCTGTAGTAATCAGCATCCAACAGCGTATGCGTGAGCAAGTGAGTGATCTTTGCGCAGAATGGGACTCTCAAATTGACGAGTTCTGTCAAAAGCGCCTAGACATTGCCGCATTTGAGCCGTACAATCAAATGCAGAGCTACAAGAATAATATGATCAAAGCGGCACATGCCAAGATCATTAAAGAAATGTATGCGGATCAGTTTGAAGAAGCTAAAGAAATTGTTGCGTGGAAGGACGAGCAGATCAAGGAAGGCTACGCCTACATGACTGCTAAGATGCGCAAAGAGTATTTGGCACTTTACGAAAAGATTAATATTGCCTGCGACACCTTTATCAACACTGGTAAGGCTGTGCGTAAGACTCGCAAGAAGAAGGCTGTGAGCAAGGACAAGGTTGTTAGCAAGCTCAAGTACAAGCAAAGCGAGCCAAGTTTGGGACTTGCAAGTGTTAATCCAATGAACATTTTGGATGCGCAGGTGCTGTGGGTATACAATACTAAGAACCGAAAACTGGGCGTGTATATTGCGCAAGAACACCATAACTTGATGGTTAAGGGTACTACTATTCTCGGATACGATGAGAAGCTCAGTATACAAAAGACAGTGCGCAAACCAGAATTGCTTAAGGGTGCAGACAAGCTAGCCCGTACCAAGTTTCAGAAGCTATTTGAAAGCTTCAATGCTACAGAAACAGCCCTTAACGGACGCTTAAACGAGCATACGGTGCTGGTTAAAGTGTTCTAAAGATAAATAGTACTATGCCAGTTAATAGTATAGGATACAGTAGCAGAGAAGATCTCATTAGAGAGCTTAAACTTCGTCTCGGCGACGGTATGGTTGATGTTGAGTTAGATAGAGAACACTATGATGTTGCTATCGATAATGCAATTGCAAAGTACCGTCAGCTGAGTAGCGGATCTGTAGAAGAAAGCGCAGTGTTCATTCAAACACAGCCGGGCGTCACAGAGTATACTCTACCTAATGAAGTAATCGAAGTTCGCAGACTGTATCGCAGAGGCATTGGTACTAACAGCGGCGGCGGCACTAACTTTGACCCATTTGACGTAGCATTTAACAACATGTATATGCTACAAGCAGGCCAAATTGGCGGTCTTGCTGTATTTGATGCGTTTGCACAATACAAAGAAACAATTGGGCGTGTGTTTGGTAGCGAATACAACTTCCTTTGGAACCGTAATACTAAAAAGCTAAAGATACTTCGTAACGTTAACCACGATGAAGAAGTTGCTATTGGTGTTTACAATTTTATTCCAGAGAGCGTATTGTTAGGCGATGTATATTCTAGCCCATGGTTAGCCAGTTATGCATTAGCATTGTGCAAGCACTATTTAGGCGAAGCCCGCAGTAAATATAAGAGCGGACTACCTGGCGCTGGCGGTAACGTTCAACTTAACGGCGACGACTTAAAACAAGAATCACAGCAGATGCAAGAGCAACTAAAACAAGAACTCCATAATATGGAAGAAGGTAATAGTCCTCTTGGTTTTATCATAGGTTAAAAATGATCATTGGTTTAGTTGGTTTTATTGGCAGTGGCAAAGACACTGTAGCACAACATTTTATTAAGAATGGGTGTATCAGAGATAGTTTTGCAACACCACTAAAAGATGCATGTGCGGCTATATTTGGTTGGCCACGTGAGCTACTCGAGGGCGATACAGTAGAAAGCAGAGACTTTCGCGAAACCCCTGATATGTTTTGGACCCGCAAAACAGGCATTGATAATTTTACACCACGTTTAGCTTTACAGTTGATTGGCACTGATGTTATGCGCAATCACTTTAACCAAGACATTTGGTTAAACAGCTTAGAATACCGTATTAGGCAATCGTCGTCAACACATTCGGTTGTTATTAGTGATGCGCGATTCCGCAACGAGCTTGATCTCATTCATAATATGAATGGCAAAATTATTTGGGTCAAGCGTGGAGAAATGCCGCAGTGGTATGATGTAGCAGTTATTGCAAACTCAGGTAATGCAGTAAGTCGTAAAATTATGCAGACACGTTATAAAGACATACACGAAAGCGAGTGGAACTGGGCTGGCTATCCAGTTGACTATGTTATTGACAATAACGGTTCACTAGACGAGTTGTCTGCACAAGTTGAAGATATTCAACGTAAGATTTTCAAAACACAGCTTAAATTAGTTTAAGGCCTATTTACCTTTTGATGGTAAATTTCTTGTACCCACAATTCAAATAATACCGTTTTTCTCCTTTTTTGCATAAATAATAGCAACGTTCAACATAAAGGGAGAACATAAATGGCAACATTAGTTTCACCTGGTGTTAGTATTAGCGTAACAGATGAGAGCTTCTATGCTCCAGCTGGTACAGGTACCGTTCCTCTTATCGTAATTGCAACAGCACAAGGTAAGAGCACACCAGACGGTAGCGGTACAGCGGAATTTACTACATCAGCAAATGCAAATCTAGTTAAATTAATCACAAGTCAGCGTGACTTGTTAACAAACTACGGTAATCCTAGTTTTCAAACCACAGCAAGTGGCACACCAATTCATGGCCACGAGCTTAATGAATACGGCCTATTAGCCGCATACAGTTTCTTAGGCGCAGCAAACAGAGCATATGTTCTTCGTGCAGACGTTGACCTTGCCGCATTGCTACCAAGCGCAGTAGAACCAACAGTTGCTCCAGCTAATGGTTCATACTGGGTTGATACTACAGAAACAGTTTGGGGTCTAAAACGTTGGAATGGTAGCGCATGGGTACGCCAAAGCGTTAAGGTTCCTGCAAGTACAGACCTAACAACAGCCAAAGCACCAAAAGCCGCTTATGGTAAAAACGGCGAGTTTGCCGTTGTATACTTCACAGACTCAGGTACAACTGATGTACGCATCAAGTTCTATCAAAAGGTCAGTGGCGCATGGTATGCTATTAACTCTTCAGCATGGAACAGTGCAACAAGTGCTGCCGACTTCCAAGTCGCAACCCACTTAGCAATTCCAACAACTAAGAGTGGCGGCGGTTCACTTGCCACAGGTGACCTATTCCTGCAAACCACAGAACCAAATAATGGTACAACACTAAAAGTTAAGTTGTACGATAGCACAACAGGCTTGTTCACAGACGAAGCAATTTCACTATATGAACTATCAAGTGAAATTTATGCTGATCTAGGGACAGCAGTTGAAGGCAACTTATGGGCTAAAGTAGTTGAGAATGACACTATTCCGGGTCTATCAATTTACCTAAAGCGTCACAGTGGTGGTACAAGCGTAACTGCTACATCAACAACGGCACTCAGCGACAATGCAATCACCCTAACAGGTCATAGCGGTAAGTACGCATTTGACATCAGTATCAACGACGGTACACCAGTAAAGGTATTCTTTACTACTGATTCTAACAGTAATGGTAATGCCAGCGTAGATGATATGGTAGCTGATATTAACAGCGCAATATCAACAGCTAACGCAACACTAAGCTTCACAACAAATGCTCTTGCATCAAATGTAAGCGGCAAGATTCGCATCACTAATACTGATGGATATGACATTCTTCTAAACAGAGGTAACGTTACGGGATTTACTCCAGCTAACGTGAACCTAACAGAAGACATTGCTTATACAAACTTTGAAGCTCTAAGCTACGAAGCAAGTGCAACACAAATTACTGGTGCTATTCCAGCTAATACA